CGAAAAGACCCCAGCGAGGAATGTTTCGAGCGCGCTTTGGCCCTGGGCGATGAGCCCTTCGATGAGCGTGGGGTTCGCGTTATATTCGGCGACCGCGAAGTCCGCAAGTTCGCCTTCGAGTTTGGAATACATTATGGAGTTGGTCCTTTCTTAGCCGCTGCAGCGGCCCGTATAGATGGTGCGATGAGGTTCGCGATGACGTATCCGAACGCATTTGCTTTCGTGTACGCGAGCAGAACCGGCCAGCTCGTCGCATTGCCGGATACCGCAGCGGCCGTCAGGAGGCCACCGGATACTGCCGCAAACGAGATGTACAGCGAATGGAGCGCCGCCCAGGCAGCAGCTCCGATGCGCTGCTGAGGCGTCGGGATCGGCGTCATGTTCGCGTTGCAAGTCCGGTGGCTACCCGAAGATCGTGCAGGCGCGCGTACAGCACATCGCCGGGGCAGGCCGTCGCAACATCGGCAGGCGTCTCGCCTTCGGCGGCCAGGATGTCCGTCCACGTTTCCACGTCACGATGACCGGCGAGATACTTGAGATTCGAGAGTTTGGTCTTGGCTTCTTCGATCCAGCCGATTGCCGCCTTGAGCGCGTTCTCGCTGACGGTATCGGTCGGAACGCCTGGCACGTTGGGCTGATAGTTTCCCGCGATGCAGATGTCGATGCTGCGCGTGTTGTAGCCGAGCGCCGCTGCTGGGACATCGGTAATAGGGCGGCCTTCTTGAACGACCCATTCGTCGCTCGCGTCTGTCAGGCGCTTGACATACGCGTGATAGCCGACCGTGATGAAACCCTGAGCGGCTTCTTCCTCGGCGGCGACTTGCGCAATATCCATCGTTTGCGCGCCGACCGAATGGTGGACGATGACCGAATCGACGACCGACAGATCGCGATGGTTCATATCGGCGAGTTGCGTTTGTGTTAGTTGCATGCTAGTGTCCTATGACTTTCTGAACGATGTCGGGGTGAAGTACGGCATAACCGCTGGCGAGCAAAGCGATCGCCCCGACGATAACCAGCAGCGCGAGCATAGCGATGACAGGCTTGCCGATTTGCCAGGCGACCTTGATGAAGTTTTCCTTGATGTCGTCAAGCGCTTTGTCGCGCATAAGGATGCTCGCCATCATGTCGTCCTGATGTTCAAGCACGCCCTTGACCCGCGTGCCGTCATCCCAATAGCCGAAGAGCGCGGATTCGTGGCGCTTAATCGATGCGTGCATATCTCTCACGTCACCCCACTTTACGGGTTGGTCCTCTCTGTGCTCATCACCCACGCTTACTTCTCCGTTACGAGCATTGGTAGTAGAGATTGGCGGTGCCGCCTCCGGCAAGCGACGCGGTGAAGTTTGCCGTCAGCGTTGCGGTTGTACCCGAAACCGAGCCGTATGCCTCGCCGGGAATCGTCAACGAAGGCGGTGCGCCGTTGAAGCCGACGTTGCAGCCAACCGTTCCGGTGGGCACCACCGCCGTCGTGCTGCACGTCGTGCCTGCCGACGAGATCGTACAGGTGGCCGTCCCTTTGGCTTGGAGGACCGGCGTCGCGCATGACGTGAGAACCTTCGATCCGTTGGCGCAAACTTGCGTGCTGGCCGTTAGATTTTCAGGCTGGAGGCTTGGAAGCGTAACCATCGCGCAACCCGCTCCCGTAAAGACAAGATCGCCAGATGCCCCACCAATCTGCGCCGAGCACGCAGCAAATGACCCGCCCGTTTGACCACCCCAAGTGATACCCGGTGAACCACTCGTAAACAGGCACATCCCGTAGGCTGCCGTGCCCAGCAAACCGCAACCGGTTCCACCCTCCGCATCTTGCATGAGAAAATATCCGGTCGTGGCTGAGTACGCCTCAACTTGTCCGTTGTTGATATTGACGCGACCTGAGAGTGTCGTCGTGCCTGAGAACGTCGGGTCGGTGATGGTCGCGATCACACCGCCGGCGATCGACATATTTAGGCCGGCGGTGTACGCGGTTGAACACGCCGTCGAAACCATGATTGATCCGTTGTATTGTAAGCAGTCGCCCGAGGTGAACGACGTTGCGCCCAGGCCGCCTTGCGCAACGGTGAACGGGGTCTGAAGAAAGAGCGTATTCGTTCCTGACGTGTACCCGATGCCAGCGCCGTACTGATATTGTGGACCCGATGGCGCGACGACAGAACCGATGGGCAACGTGTTGCTCGGGCCGCCAATTAAATTATAGAGCGTCTCGATCGTTAGCGAATTCGTCGTTCCGCCCGACTGAATCTTGCCGAGGAAGGCATACGTCCCGTTGGAGATGGTCAGGTAGGTGCCATTGGCAAACCCTGATCCCTGGGAAACCGCGATCGTTTGCGAGGAGCCGATGGTACTTTCGACCGTCGCGGAGGTGAGCGTCGTCGCACCGCAGACCTGCGCACCAAGAACTCCACCGGTTAAAACGGCGCAGCCGCTCGATGTGCCCAGCGTGAAGCCACCTGTCGTGACGTTAGTAAACGTCGGCGAGGCGGTCGTCGCGATTGTCGGCGCGGTCGATGAGCCGCTCAGTACGATATTGGTTCCAGCCGTCGCTCCATCCAAGCAGGTTGGGCACGACAGCGCGAAGGTACCGGGCGTCGGCGTTGCCACCACCAGCGGGCTCGTCGCGGTCACCACGGCGGCGGGCGGAGGCGATGGGCAGGTGTACGTCACGGTTTGTGCGGCCCACGCGCCGGACGAACTCAAGCAAGGCCCGGAAACAGAAAAAGACGGGGTGCCGGTAGCGTTGCCGCCGTTGAGCAGCGCGAGAATCCCGGTAAAGGAGATATTCGGCGTGAGGCCACCGCTCGATGCGAGCGGGCCGGAGGCCGTCACCCCGTTGACTGATCCGGTGGTCGTGCCGCACGGGCCGCCCGCAACCGTCAGTTTGACCTGGCCGCTCCCGTCTAAAATCGTTTCGAGGCAATTGCCCGCACCCGTGACCAGGTTCGCATCGGTAAAATCCGCGTTAACGAACAACGGCTTCGGGGTGGTCGCGATGACCGTTGGCCCCGACCCGGTGAACGTGATATTCTGGCCCGCCGAATAGGTCGATCCGCTGTTGCACGCACCGCCACTTCCCGACACGACACCGCTGGTGTTGACCTGCACGCATTGCGTCGAGCCCGTGAGTGCGGATAGGGTCAGGCCCGCAAATGATGGCGTCGTGACGACCGCAACCGATGGGTGCGTTCCGCTTCCGACCGTGACGTTGGCACCAGCCGTCAGCCCCAGAACGCACGCCGCGCACGCGATGTTCGGATTGGAACCACCCGACGAGGTGATCGGCGAGCTGCCGGTTACCGAGTTGACCGAGCCGCCACCGCCACCGCCACCGCCAACGCGCGCCACCGAACTCGAACACGACACCAGCACGCTTGCCGGGCCGCCGCTCCAAGTCGCATCGGCGGCCACCTCGACCCGCTTGAACGACGTCGCAGCGAACATGTATGACTGCCCAGCGTTCGGGGTGAAGGGTTGGCCCTGCGCGTTGGCCGGCGCGGCGTAGTCATACACACCGATGGTCGTCCAATTGGTGCCGTCGTTCGACCCTTTCGCATCAACCGCGCTCGGAAACCCGGTCGCCTGGAAGGCGCATTGCGATTGACCCGACAGTCCGGTCACGATGACCGCATTGCCGGCCGTGGTCAGCGTTCCGGTGTTGGTTAGAAATGGAAGATCAGCGCGTGCGTTGCCTTCGATACACAGAAGGGCCGCGACAACTACCAGCGCGGCCCCCAAAAGTCGTTTCATGGACCTACCTTTCTTTCTACGGCACAGCGTTTCCATACACCACAGCCCCGCCGCTTGGGCTGGTACTAGCGGTCAGCACCGCGCGCACCGCCAGCAAGCCACGCGAAGGCGCAAGTGCAGGCGTTCGAAAGGTGAGCGGGTTGCCGTCGGTTCCGGTGCCGCTTTGATCGGACGGTGCCGACAGCAGCATCCACGATCCCGGCGGAACGATGGTCGAGCCCATTGGGCCGCCCGTCGGACCGTAATTCTTTTCTTCCCAGGCGAGGTACCCGGTGCGATCGATCGTGCCGTACAGCGACACTTCGTAGCCGTCCGGCAAACCGACGCCCAGAGGCTCCGGGCACAGTTGCATCGTCCACTTAGTGAAGCCTTGCGCCTCAATCATGCACAAGCCGGAATCGTTGACGCCGATGGTGCCGTACCCCAGGCGCGGATCGGTCGTGTAGGCCGCAGCGTCAGGACGAAGCCGCAAGAGGACTAGGCCACCGAACTCGCCTACGCGATTGGCGCCTGCTCCGCTAGCCACAGGCTACCAACCCAACGAGGGAACGCCGTCGTTTCCGTCGCGCGGGCCGGAAGGGTACTGATCGACCGCCGCGGTGAGCAGCGTGATGTCTAAATCGGTGATCGAACCCGTGCTCGCCGTCGTGATCGCGCGTACCGTCAGCACCGTAAAGGCCGGGAATACCGCATCCCACACCGTCGGCACGAACACGCCAACACCGCCAGCGCCCGTCGTCATCGCCGCTGCGATCGTGAGCACCGTGCCGTCAGGCTGTTGGATGAAGTAGCCGGGAAAGTTGGCCGCCGTGAACTGAACATCTTGCGCGAACAGCGCTTGGCCGGCCGTTGCGAACTGCGTCGGGTAGCCCCAGGTGTTTTGATCGTCCCAGGGCGGTGTAACGATTGCCGTGTCATAGGCACCGTTGCCGACGACGATATTGAACGCATCGGTTCCAGCGAGCGAATCGATCGCCGTACAGGAGATGGCGACCTTGGGAATCTTGCACGCTTGCGGCAGAACGAAGCGCGCTTGGATGGCCGTGCTGACCACGCCCGCGCCCAGCGACGCGATCTCCGAGAACCGGACAGGTGCGAGCGCATCGAACTCCCACGATTCGAGGTGGTGCGACTTGGCCGTTTTGACCGGGTAACCGCCGTTAGCGAGGGTGATACCGTTGCTCATACTAGTAGCCTAGCGGCCCGCCGCCCTTGCTGCCCACGATGTCGCGCCAGCCGCGCGCACCGAACGTGGAGCGGAACTCGTCGACCATGTGCCACGAGTTGTTGGAATCGGTGTACCACGTCCGCACGCGGTTCTGGAACTTGTGCGAGGTAATCATCGACGGCATACCCTTACGCAGACGTGCCGGGTTGGCCGATACGAACCAGGCCGTCGGCCAGGTCAAGTACCGGTACGCATACGGCCGCAGCGCTTCGTACTCCGGGTTGATCGCGCGGTCGGAGGTCGTCGGCTTGTCGGGGCTTCCGAGGATTTCGCGAGCGATCTGCATCATCGCGGCGTTGGCCGGAACGGTCAACTTCACGGCATCGCGACTGATGGCGAGCCCGCGCGCCGAGAGCATATTTTGCAGAATCGTGATCGCGGCGTTCATCGAATCGGCCGACAGGGACGTATTGCCCAGACTGTTGGAGAACGGGGCCTGATTGCGCGCCGACACCGGGCCCGTATCGCCCGGGACCGGATCGAGGATATGGTAGGACGAGATGAGCGGTTGGCCGTCTGGAACCGGGAACGACGGATTCCATGCCTGATTCAAGGTGCCGGAATACAGCCGGTCTTTCGTATTCTGCTCCGAGAACGCGAACATCTCGGCCGAATCGCCCATCATGTGCATGGGGTCCTCGGTCTGCGCCTCTTCGGAGTACTCGACTTCGAGCGAGTAGGTGAAGAACGAGAAGTGCGCCGGAATCAGCTCGTAGGGAGCGTCCTTGCGCGGGTTCTCGAACTCGTTGCGCCGATGCAGTACGCCCAACTCGGCAACTTCGCCCACTTCCATGAACGACCGTTCGGGATCGTTGTCGACTTCGACGAAAACCTCCGGGTACTGAGCCGGGGTCTTGTCGTGCATCTCCGAGACGATTTCGGTGAGCGCATGATTTTGCGCGTAGTACGAGGAGCGAGTCCCGTACAGACCAGCGTTAGCAGCCATCTAACCTAAAACTCCCGAGTTGAAGTGTGCGATCACGGCCGCGCCGGAGATGCCCGTCATAAACGGCGCACTTTGGGGCCAATTATCCAGATTGTCGGTGATCTCGTCGATCGTCACGATCTTGTTGCTTTGCGTGGTGTCGAGCGCGAACACGCCTTCGCTGGTGAAGTTGAGCCCGGCGGTGGCATAATCGCCGCCCGTCCACGGCTGGATCAGCGAGATGACGAACTTCTGACCATCGTCCAGCTTGGCAAACTTGGTTTGGTACTGTTCGGGATCGAACGCCGTGAGGTCGCCGCCGAACAGACGTTGGTTCGAGGTGACCGATTGCGGCGGGCCCTGTTGGTACAGGACATCGTAGTCGTCAAGCGCCATGCCCAGGATGTTGGTTCCGGCGTTGGTCGCAGCGCGCGCGCACCCGCTGTAGTTGGTGAGCGGCGAGGGCACCGATGCGGCCGAACCGAGTGCGGTGCTGGCGACTTGCTGTGCGCCCTGGAAGGGTGCGTAGCCGAGGTACAGATTGAACTCGGTCGCTGCGGCTGGCGCGTTGGCGGTTGGGACCGTGACGGTGACCACTTCACCAGCGGGCACGATTAACGTGAACCACGGCGAGGGAAGCGACTCGATCGGCCCGGCGGCGGCGTAGGTGTAGTATCCGTACAGGACTTGCTTTGCAGCACCAGCCGATGCCGAATAGGTAAAGGCCGTCGCAGTAAGCTGGGGCGGTTGAACCGTGAGAAGCGCGCCTGCGGGAAGGGGCCCGGTGAGCGCTCCGACCGTACTGAGGGCGAGAATGTCGCCCGCTCGGAAGATCGCTCCGTACAAGGGATAGGCGCGTGAGACATCCGGCGAGCCCTGGTTCTTGCCATCGCAAAGACTTGGCCGAACGTAGTTGAGCGGATTTATCGTCTGATACATTTCGCCCAACGTAGCACCACGAGCGCCATTTCCTCAATGCACAACAGTACCGCTTACAACTCCAAGGGTAAAGAGACGGGGCCCGGATTGCTCCGAGCCCCTGATTGGACTGACCTGGTTTTGGATGACCTCGACTACCGGCTTCGTTGGTCGCGGAGCGCTTCCTCCTGCGCCGTTCGTTTTTCTCCCGCCTTGAGCGTGGCCGTGCCGAACGGTTCGAGATTGGCCGCCGCCTGCTCGGGCAACTTCGTGACGAGGTGCATGTGGTAGTCGGCCGGCTGTTGGAACCACTTGTAACTCAACTCGGGCCCGACTTCGAACAGCGCGAACTTGCGCCAGCCGACATACGTTCGCATGTGCCGGTTGCCCTGGTCGTCAGGAATGCCGGACTCTTGAAACGAGTACAGCGAGATGGTCGCGGTTTCGGGTACTAGCTCGCTCCATAGCACCGGCTTCATCATGTGCAACTCGACCATGCGAATCGTGTCGTCGTCCTGCCGCGATCGCCAAACGTAGGTACAGCCGGGCTTGGGATGCTTGATGAAGTCTTGCGGGCGATCGAGGATTCCCAGGTCGTCGGAGCCCGGCGGTTGCACATCGACATAAGCGCTTGCCTCGATCTCCATGCCGCCTGGTCCGGTAGCCTTGGGACCGTGGTAGTTTTGCATCCGCCAGCGGTTAGCGATCCGCCAATCGGCCGAGCCTGCGTTCACTTTTGGCGCGCTCATTTGATGTTGCCTTTACGGATATTCTCTTCGCTTTTCGTGATTCGCTCGTCGCTCAATCCCTGACGGCGCATGGCCGCCTTCTGCGTTTCGGTATAGCGGAATCCGTCACGGTTCGCTCGTCGGCCGGGCAGCTCGCCCGCGGTTCGACCGCCGCCTCCACCAGGATCGGTACCGCTTTGGCCGCGTATCTTCGGGCGCGCGCGCGGCAGCAGATACTTGCCGGCGGCAGCTTCCCATTGCACGTTGAGCAAACGCTCGCGCTCTTCGGGTGGCGTTGAGAGCAGTTGCGTTTTCGCGCGTGTACCGAGCTTGTCGATCTCTTCGTTGAAGATGTCCGCGACCTTATCGCCCACCACCGGGTTTTCTTTTTTGGCTTTGCGGACGAACTTCTCGATCACCGCGTCGGCGGTCGTTTCGTCATACGCGCCCGTCTCGCGTTTGATGCGATCGTACGCGCGCTGTTCAGCGCGGCTTTCCACGATTGCCAGCACTTCGAGCGGTTCGGTCTGCATCCGAAGTGCAAGGCTCGCATTAGCCTCTTCGCGCTCTTCCTTGGTCATTTGATGCTGCGGCGGCGGCGCATCTTCGCGTCGGTTTCCGCCCTCGCGCAACTCGGTAACGATCCGGCGCAGGGCCTCGTTTTCGCCCTTCTCGCGAGCGCGTTCTAGGCGCTCTTCGGCAAGTTGCTCTTCGACCGTTTTGGGAACCTTCTCCTCGACGGCAGGCTCATCTTGGAGCGGCGCGTTGGGGTCGATGTCGTCGATTTCCGGGTCGTCGATGTCTTGATCCATAGCGGAAGGTTACCACGCTAGCCATCCGCACGTCTAGTCGTCAAGAAACAGGATGCGCTCCTTGGGATCGGGGTCTTTGACATCGGTATAAAAGCGCAGCGCGAGCGCGCGAATGGCGCGAATCCGGTGGAGCTTTTCGGCGGCTTTGGCCGCCAGCGCCGGGTCAAGCGGGTCCAAGTTGGCGAGCTGGCCCTTGAGGTCGCGCATCTCCGAGCGAAAGACCGACAGAATCGTCTTGAACTCTTCGGAGAGAACGAGGTCGGCCAGCGTGCTATCGGCCATTTAGTCCGGCCCGTCGATCGTCTTGCCGGTGATGCTCGCCCACAACAGAAGGCACAGCTCCCACACGAGCCGGGCGGCGAAAACGATGCCCGCTCTCATTGCGGCGGCGGCCCTGGCGGTGCGCCCTGCGGCGGACCTGCTCCTGGAGGCGGCGGGAGCCCAGGTGGCGCACCGGGCGGCGGCCCACCGGCACCGGGCGGCCCGCCTGGCGGTGGATCCGGCGGTCCACCTTGCGGCGGTTGCGGTTGCCCGGTCAGCTTGCCGCCGGATTCTTTTATGATCTTGGCCTGGATCGTTTGCTTCTCCAGGTCCGCGTTCTCCGCGCCCTGTTGCATTTCCGATTGCTCGCGCTGCTTGGCCTCGTCCGCGGTCCCAAGGATTCCCTCAAGGTTACCGATGTGCAAAATCTTGCCGACTTCGCGCTTGAGGTTGTATCGCTTGAGCGCGCTACTCTGCACGTCCTTATCGTTCTGCATGAGCTGGAAGAACGAGAGCACGTCGGTTCCGTAGGTCGCCATGTCGATCGGTTCGCCCGTGCCGGCGACATCGAGATTGAAGTCTTGCGCCAGCATCGCTTTGCTGGGTTGATAGTGGCCCGGAGGCGGATTGTTGGGCAGGTTCTGAATGTTGAGCTGGTGCGTGTACTGAAACGCCGCGCGCAGCGTGAACCGCAAGAACAACGCGATGAGGTCCGAGCGCACGCCCGACCCGGCAAGCGAGGCTTTGACTTCCGTTGCGCTCTTGCGTCCGGCGGTTTGTCCGCCGGTTTGCGGTCCCGACTGTCCGGCCATTTGATCCATGTACGAGTTGAGTTGCGATTCCTCTTCCCAACTTGCTAGCGGCGGGTCTTGCATGTCGAACAGCTTGAAAGCGTTGTTCACGTCCTCGACGTACCACTTCGCTCCCAACTCCCACACGAATTCTTTGTCGCGCGTTTCGTACTGCGAGTTGGCAAACATCGGCGGCTTGGACTTCATCGTGATGACGTTATTGCGATTGTTGTGGACCGTGTTGATCTCAGCGTTAATCGGTCCTAGGCGTTCGAGTAACGAGAAACCGTAGATGCTGCCTTTGCGCGGAAGCGGTGCGTGCGTAAAGAACGGGCGGCGCGGCGCAATGATGTTGGCCGCGCATCGTCCGAGGTTATAGCCGGACAACTCATCGTGCCACACGACGTTCCCGCGTTCGCACACCTTATCGCCGTTGAAGTCGAACTGATCGGTATGAAAGCGCCACACTTTGAGCGGGCCGCGATTCTTGAACTCCGGCGATTGGATCGTGCCCTGGCCCATGCCGATATTAATTTGCCCGCCTGCGTTTTTATCCCAATAGCCCTGGCGATCGGACGACACGGCTCCCTGGCCGTCAGGCCAATAGGCGAGGGCTTTATCGACCCAATACCGTTTGAGCAAACCCTCTTCGACCATCGCGTTAAGCTCTTCTTCGTAGAGCCACTCGCACGCGGCAACGCCGTCGCATTGATAGATGGTTTTGACTTCGTTGGGGACGAACAGCACATCTTTGACTTGCAAGGTGCGCCAGCGCGCTTCGCTGATCTCGACTTCCTTGTAGACTTCCTGCGTCTCGGTTTCCATCTCGCCGTCGTCACCGAATGAGACATCGTTATTCTCATCCTGCTTGGGAACGTCAACGGAATAGAGTTGCTGCTCTTTGACGTTCGACCACATGACTTCGAGCACCGAGAGGCCTTCGAGCAACCCGTAAAAGCTCAGGTCTAAGGCTTCCTTGACGCGCGGTTCGCAATGCTCGCGCTCGCGACGGAAGTCGTCGTTGTACCAATCTTGGATTTCGTAGGCGTCGGCGTCGGCTTGCGGATTCTTTCCTCGACCGGTCACGATGAACAGGTCGGGAACGAACACTTTTGCGGCTACTTGCGATTGGAGCGCATCGAGCTTCGCTACTGCAGCCGGAATAAAGACGTTGCTGGAATCTTCGAACGGTTCGTTAATAACGTCCGCCCACAACTCGTAGATCGCGTTATAGTCGCGGAGGTTCTGCTCGTAGGGTTGGCGCGCTGACCACGAGGTCATCAGGATGTTGCGAACATCCGAGGAGAACAGCAGCCACTCGGCTTCGTCTAGCTCGCGAGCGCCGGTAATGCGCTCGACTTCTCCGTGCGGATACGGCGTCGCACTACGCGACAGCGTTTTACGACGCCCCGCCATGCGCTACTTCTTGTTTTTCAGAAAGGGGTTGTCGGACTTGCCGCCCTTTTTGGCGGGTTTCTTCTTGCCGGCTTTTTTCGGCATCGCTTTCTTGAACGGCATTTTCTTGCCGCCCTTGGCCTTACCGGGTTTGAGCATCGGGTCGTCTTTTTTAGCTTTGGCTTTCACGTCGAAGTTGCTCCTTGTGCCGACAGGCACTTACTGATTCATCAGCGATTTGACAGAGCGGCGGCCCGACCCGGAGAAGGTCTTAGCCGTACCCTGCTTCATGAGCGCTTTGACCGACTCAGCCTGATTTCCGACTTTGGGTTCCGCGCCCTGGTGCATGAGCTTGCCGACCGAGGGCGACTTTTTGCGAGCGACCTTGTTTTCCATGCTTGGAAGTATCGCACATTCCTACTTGCTCCGCAAACCCTGACCGAACGGGCCCGTCCACATTCCGTTGGGGAGCGATCGGGTAGCGGCCACCGGACGCCGTTCCAACTCGTCCAGCCGTTCGTGGAATTGATCGACCGGCTCCCAGCCTTCGTCGTTTTTGAGCGCTTTGGATACCGACTGTCCCATGTTTGCCAGCTTGCGGCCCATCGCCAGGGCGTCAATGCAGTCGTCCAGCTTGATCGACGGGTAATTGTCGAGTTGGCGCACCAGCGGCGCGCAGGCGCCTCGGCGTAGGAACAGGCGGCCTTGCTTGGCGATCGGTTCGAGCGAGAGGATGCGCTGGGCCTTGCCGCGTTTGCCGGCCACTTCGTCTTGGAGCGCCGAGTAGGACTTCACCGAGCAGCGCATCGAGGATTCACGGATGAATGCGCCCAGGCGGGCGACCATCTCGGCGTCGGCGTTCTGGCTTTCAATGAGCAGCGTATCGGGTTCGAATCGAATGAGTAGTTTTATCAGCTCTTCGCCTGCGTCCGAGGGCAACTTCCGCCAGGAATCTGCGAACAGCACGAACCAGCGACCATGCTCGTCGAATCCGATGATAACGACGCCGAAGTTGTCCGACGTTACCCCATCGGTGAGGGCCGGATCGACGACCAGCACGACATACACCGGGATCGGTTCGAGCGATAGCTCCCCGATTTCAAGCGTGTGGAACGGCGATCGGGTAAAAATGCCGTCGAAGAAGCGCAGCTTGTCGCGCGGGAACACCTTCATCCCTAGCTCGCCGGTTTCTTGGTAGTACCACGATGCGTACCAGCGCGCCGGGATCGATGCGCGCTGCCGTTCAAGGAACTCCCAATGCAACTCGCGCGGGAAGAACAGCGATACCCCACCCGTGACCGGATCGAGGACCTCGACCGTTCGAATGTACTCGCTGTAATCGCGTTCTTTGCCCGCCTCGACCAGCTCCTTATTGATCGTGCGGATGCGCGTGTAAACATCGATGTTGGACCATTGCGTTCCGGTGATACAGACCGATCCCCACGGCGGCAGCACGCCGTAAAACGATGCGACCAACTCCTCGGCCTTATCCATCTCCACGATCGAATCGCAGTTGGTTTCGGTTACGAGGTCATCCGCCAGGATGAAGTCCGGATGGGAACCCGCCGCCGACGCCTTGATCCCGTGAACCGCCACGGTTGGGTCGGTATCCGGGCGCGTGCGCGTGTTGACGGTAATGCTCATGGTCGTCCAATCGGTCGCCTCTTTGGAGAGGTCCCCGAACGTCGCCAAAATCTCTTGGTTGGTGGTAAGGATGGCTTTGATGGTGCCGAGCATTTGAATCGAGAGTTTCCGGTTCGCTCGGTAAATCGCTATCTTAATATTCGGATAGCGCAAGATGAGGTAGGCGCATAGGGCCACAGCGATGGTCGATTTGTACGAGTAGCGCGGTGCCAGGTAGAGCTTACGTTTTTGCCGTTTGCTTTTGAAGTCGGGGATGCACTCGAACATCTCCCGCATCATCTCGTCGTGCGGTTGCGGGTCGAGTTTATCGAGGATGTTGGTGACGGTGGCAAAACGCCAGAAGTCACCCAGCAGCCATGCTGCGCGTTGGCGTTTGGCGTATTGGACGATCCGGCTCATTCGGCCTCGGGTTCGTCGTCACCGTCGGCGGCGAGGTCGACCACCTCAACGTCGGCGGCTTCGTGTTTCTCCTGCAACTCGGTTTGCACGCCCGCGACGAGCGCGAGCATCGACTTTTTGCCGCGCAGGCGGACCAACTCTTCGACGTGCCGGTTGATGTCCGAATCGGTAATCGCCTCGTCGACGGCATCGGATTCTTTGAAGGTGCGTTCCATCGCTCGCTGCACCGACCGCTTCATCCGCAGGTTGCGCGCGGCGGTATCTTCAAGGGCCAGATCGCGCATGAAGCGCGAGGCAGAACCTAAGACGGCAACGCGCTCCTTCCAATCGTCGGACTCGGTCGCCTTCTGTATCGTCGTTTGGAGCAGCAGCGAGAACATCGGCACCATGCGCTCGCGCGTGTTGCGCAGCGCGCGATATTCGAACTGATCGAGCAGGTAGCTAACGGCTTCATGTTCGAATGCTGCGGCACCGCGGACGCGACAGGCGTGGATCGTGGGATCGATTCCGTAGGCGGCGGCGTAGGCGTAGATGATCGCCGAGGTGCGCGACGGCGTCCCTTGCTGGCGGGTCAGACAATCGAACGCGCAGACAAACCGCGCGAGCGCAACGTCACCACCGTGAAACTTAAAGCCTTCGCGGTCCATCTCGGGGATCGCGTTCCACCAGCATTTGAAGAGGTCGTCGTCGAGCCCAAACCGCAAGCCGGTATCCGACGCATAGCGCGTCAGGATCGACTTGGGCGGGTCAAATACTTCCGGTTGTGGTGGCGGGCTTGGCCGTTTTGTCAACGTGCTGCTCCGCGTAGGCTTCGAGCGCGGCGAGGAACTTGGCCTTGGGAACCGACAGCGACTTCATAGGTAAGCCTTCGGGCCGATGGTAGCAGATGAGAATGCGCGAGGGGTCCTCGTCAGGGACGATCTCTACCGATGTGCGGATTTCGGCTACGCTGAACGCGGCCTTTGGCCCGTTGTCTTGCGGCTTTGCCACTACGAGCGGCCTCGGTTGCGCGGACGCCGGTTGGAATCGCCAGACTTGCCCACTTTGGGTTGCGCCTTCTGCGCGCGTTTCTTCGATTGGCCGCTTTCGCTTAACGCGATGGCGACGGCTTGTTTACGGCTTTTGACCTTCGGGCCGGTCTTGCTTCCGCTTCGCATGGTGCCCACTTTGAACTTGTGTAACTCGCTCTTAATGCGCGCGGCTTTTTTCTTCTTTGGTGCGGACTTCGTGAGTCGTGGCATTATGAAAACCTCGGCATGTTCAGCGGAGCAGTTGGCGACGTTTCCAGGTAGGCCAGCAGATACTTGCGCGCCGTATCGCCGGAGATGACTTCGTTCTCGTTGTCGGGGTCAAGCATCGGGTGCGCTCCTCAAAATAGCGATGACGTGGCGTTCGTGCAGGAAGGTCAACGGTTCCCCCTGTGCATCGATCGTGTCGTGGTCTTGCCCATAGCGGAATGATACCACGTCGTCGGGCCGCACGGCGCTGGTGCCGAAGGTCGTTATCACGTCGCCTATCATTTTGGTTTGCTTGGTCCGGTCGAACATGACCCGTCGTCCGTCCTCGCGCACAACGTGTTCGAGCCCGACCTCGATCCACAGCCCAGCTGGGGTTTTGCCGGTGCCCAGGCGCGGTTCGATGATCATCATGCCGCGATGAAACGGTCGCCAGGCTTTCACTCGACCACGACCTCGACTTCCTGTTCTTCGACATCATCTGCGGTCGGTTCGGGTTCGACGTACCCTTCGAACTCTGGAGGCGGCGCTTCCTCGTCCTCGGGCGCGCGCGCGACGAGCGGCGGCCCGAAGGCGGCGTTCTTGACCGGCATCCCGCCGTTGGGGATCCAATCGTCCTTGAACTCGGCCGGGTCGGCCGCAGCGTAGAGGTCGGCGCGGCGCGTGCTGCGCTCGTGCGCTCGGGCAAGTCGTCCGCCGGGGTCGTCGTTGATGGTGGCATGGAAGCGGCGCGCGTCGGTGGGTTCGATCCCGATTTGCGGGTGACGCAGCTCGGGTAGCGCATCGAGCACGCGCGGCGGCCCGTAGGGCTCGGCCGTATCGTCGAAAAACCGGATGCCGATGTCCAGGCAGTCCAGCCCCATGTCATTGAGCTTGCGGTCGAACGTACCGCACAGCTCGATCAGTTGGTGATAGCGTTCGGGCGATAGCATGAAGGTCACGCGGATGCGGTCCTTGCTGGCTTTGCGCTGCGCGGCGAGCACCTCACGCGCGTGCGCCATTGCTTCGCTGCGCGATATGGCGTGGCGCGCGCCGGCTGGTGGTTCGCGCAGGTCGTCACTCATCGGGCCACGCCTCGTTTTGGCTGAACGGCGGCGGCTTGTTCGCATCGACCTCGCACTCGGCTTCCGGCAAGAACATGAGCGTTTCGCTAAAGCCTTTGTACTTCTCGGGCGGCAGCTCGGGCAGTAGAAAGCCGATGCTGTTGACCCCGAACACCGGCTCGTCTTTGGGCGTTGCGCGCCGAATCCAATTGACCAAAATGTGCGAGGCCAGATGGGTGACCGACACGTCGCGAATCATCGCGTGCCGACGGAGGAAGGCGTATTCGGCCTTGGTCAGCTTGCAGTTGAACTGCACGATGCGCGTCGTTCGGATCGGGCGGGTGGTCATACGATCCGGCCTTCACCGCTCCCAAAGCACAGCGTACAGGGGACGGTGCGTCCGGCGACCTTCCATCCGCCGTGGCCGCTGCAGCGCGGGCACTCGGGAACGCGGAACAGCCACCGCCGCAAGCGCCGGATCATTTGCAACCTGGAAAGCAGGCGTAGTGCAGGCCGACCATCGGCACGCGCACGGAGCGCAGGTGCGGCCCGGGCGTCGTTTCGCGCCCGCACTTGTGGCATTCTTGCTTGGTGACTGCCGTCGGTCGGCGCGTGACGTCCATCCCGAGGCGGATGCTGGTCGCTCCGGTGACGTTCATTGCTCTTTGCCCAGCAGCTCTTCTTTTTCGTATTGGTCGATCGCGATGCCGGTAAAGACGGCGCTTTCATCCTCTTCGAGCACGGCGAGAATGTCGCGATCGGTAACGGCGTAGAGGTGCATGCCGTCGACGCTCAGGCCGTACCCGAAGCGCAGGTAGAGCACCCGGTCGCCGGGCCGCAGGTCGATCGGCACCAGCACGCCGTCGACCATTGAGCCTGGCCCAACGGAATGGACAATCCCTTCGTTGGACCGCTTGCGCGAGGTTTCGGCCAGGATGATCCCGCCCGAGGTTTTTTCGGCCAGGTCGATCGGTCGGAGCATGACGGTATTATTTTGCGGTTTCATCGGGCCTTCCAATATGACGTGCCGGCGGCAGCGAAGGCGAGGCGCCCTCTTGGCCAGCGGGGATGGGCAGGCGGCTCCCGCTGCGATTGTCGCGCCACTCCGGCAGGCGTCCCATCTCTGGGGTGTCGCCGCGTTCCATGGCGTTGTCGCGCTCCTCTTGGGCTTGCTGTTTGCGGATGGCTTCGCTCATCGACTCGCCGGTTTGGACGATCTCGATCAGGTCGGCGGCAATGTCGGCGTCGCGGCCGGCATATTGGTGGAGCTTGCCGTCGGCGTCGACGACGGCGATCACGAACTCGGCTACCGAGTTGAAGCCGCTATCAATCTTCGCCATGCAGACGATGTCGTTGCTTTTCATGCTGCACCAGGATGGAGTCGGCCTCGGCGGTTGCCGCTTCGTGGATCACTTGGGTCAGGGCGAAGTCTGCTGCCAGCAGCAGCTCCGCTCGCGGGTTGACCGACACGCCGCCCTTGTCGATGCGCGGGTCCACCCGCAACCGGTCGTACACCGCGATCCCCAGGGCGATCATCGTTTTGGCGACCGCCTGGATCGGTCGCTTCTCGGCCTCGGAGATTTCCCAAAGGCGCTGGTAGCAGTACGGAGTGACCCGCGTTCGGAAGGGCAGGTCGACGATGTTGAGGTCGGATCGGCTGCGGTTGGGTTTCGCGGAGCCGCGCTCGCCTCGGGGCACTAGGTTTCACGGGACGCGTTCTGCGCGACGGGATGGTCGGGTTCCACGAACAGCGCATCGACCGCATCGGCGTAGTCGCTCCAGGCGATCCCCAGGGCGGCAGCGAGGTGCCGTTCGACGGCGGTCGCGTGGCCGTGCTGGAGGTGGTAGGGCGCGTGTTTATCGTCGCCTGGTTCTGAGTCCTCGGTGATCGCGCAAGCGCAACCGTAGTCAGCAAGCAGTTGCGCATCGAAGGTTTCCCGGGTCGGTTCGCCTGGTCCGGGTACCGTCGTGCTAAGCCGCACGTCGCGGACCCGCTCGTACAGGGTATCGAAGGCGGTGACCATCTCATCGGTCACGCCGTCGTTTTTGCAGAGCAGGGCTTCAAAGGCTTCGTGGTAGCCGACCAGCGCCTCGAACCGGGGATTGCCCATATCCGAGACGCGGACGATCAGCCGACTCCCGACCGCATCATCTAGGAAGAACCAATCCCCGCACGTCGGATAGCGCTGCTCGGCGTGCGGGATGGTCGAGATTTCGATGCGCACGGGTTAGCCTTCCAGCAACTGGAAGGGCAGGCCGACGCGCGGCGGTTCGCATCCGCGCTCGATACCCAGCGCGCCCTGCGTCCGGTTCAGCTCGGCCAGCAAGAACTGCACCGTACCTTGGAGGTTGCTCACGTGTTGCTCCAACACGTTGATCCGGTCGTTCGCATTGGACGCCATCGGCTTGACGGTTTCGTGCGCCGGGGCGCTTTCGGGCTGGTAGATCGGTTCGAGCTCGCGCCGCTCGACCGCGCTCAGTCGCTCGTTGATTTCCAGGACCGCTGCCAGCAGACGATCGGCGTTAGTTTTGGTCACCGGGGTCGAAGTCGTCGAGCGGGCCGCTCGCCTCGCTGCGTCCGCCTCCCGCCGATGCGAGAAGCCCCGCCGCCGAATCGTCGCTAGGGTCGGTTTCTTCTTGCTCGCCATTTCCATCAGTCCCCTCGGTGGCAGCGCCACCCTCGCCTGCGCCAGCCTCTGCAGCCGGTCGCGTAAACGTCGATACCAGCAACGCTCCAAGCGCCGCCATACAATCACACAGCTCGTCGCGCACCGCCGCACGAGCGATCCCGTGCATCTGCTGCGCCGCCTGAGCCGCCACCACCGCCACAAACACCCCCGGCAACGGCACCTTCCGACCCTCCGTATCCTGCACCCACATCACCGGAGGCACCGCCTGCTCTGGGTCCGGGCGACCCGGCACATGCAGCCTCCGCGTATTCGCTCTACCGCTCAACCCTCAACCCCCCATAAACCCTGGATTTCACTACCGCTCTAGTCTAGACCTTACAACATCCCAACGCAATACCACCTTCTCCCTCGCCCCGCTTTTTTCGTAGGTAGCGCGCGCAGGGTAGTCGGTAAAGGGGACCCGCGCGGGCCTGGGGAGAGCCCGCCCCACCCCCCGCCGATTGTTCCCAGGGTGGTCGCCGGCCTTCGATCATCGAGGTGGCGTGCTATCAAACGAATAGATCGCTGGTCGATGATGATGAATACCGAATGAATCGATGCTGTTTGGCGATAGTAGCGAGACGAGGTCGGTCTAAAGCCGCGTTTTCCAGCACCCTTACCGAACAAATCGCTGGTCGCGATCGTCTGATTCTGGCGTTCCAACATCCACAAACATCGGTTTGTTGCTTGTCGTTGAGCGCGACCGACGGCATCGGATGCATAAACGATCCATCCAATGCATAGAATCGATGGTTTCTGTCACGATTCGACGATTCGTGCGCCGATTGAGCACGAATCCAGCGCTTTTGTCCTCAAAAAACGAACAAAAGTCGGGTTCGAGTAGTCGGTAAATGGGTGCGGATTGGGCGAAAGGATGGCCTGTGACGTCGCTACGGGATTGTTTTGAGGCGGTTGGCGATCGATGGGCGAGGTTGGCTGCGGATGGATTGCGGGGGCGGGATGGCGCGTTTTCTCGCTATTGCGTTGTGTTGGGACTTCGTTTGACCTTCGGAAGAAGTGCCGGGCCTTGTCTTGACACCGGGTTCTTGCGTGAAGTAGTCTTGTAACAGAAACTTCTCGCTTCCGCCCTTTGAGGTGCGGAGATTGGACTGACTGTGAATATCTCTCAAAGTGACCTGGCCGCCAAGATCATCGACTTCGCTGCGTGGTGGAAGGCTTGGCTCGCTGGTAAAGCCTTGTTTAGCGATCCACGTCGCTCGCTGTTTAGCGGTGCGGACCTGAGCGATGCGAACCTGAGCGATGCGAACCTGCGCGATGCAAACCTGCGCGATGCGAACCTGCGCGCTGCGAACCTGAGCGCTGCGAACCTGCGCGGTGCGGACCTGAGCGATGCGAACCTGCGCGATGCGGACCTGAGCGCTGCGAACCTGCGCGCTGCGGACCTGCGCGATGCGGACCTGAGCGCTGCGGACCTGAGCGATGCGAACCTGAGCGCTGCGAACCTGAGCGCTGCGAACCTGAGCGCTGCGAACCTGAGCGATGCGAACCTGCGCGATGCGAACCTGAGCGATGCAAACCTGCGCGCTGCGGACCTGAGCGCTGCGAACCTGCGCGATGCGAACCTGCGCGATGCGGACCTGCGCGCTGCGGACCTGCGCGGTGCGGACCTGCGCGCTGCGGACCTGCGC